AGAGGCGGTGTTACAATACGGAATCACGAGATCTGGTCGGCAAAAAAAGCAGCTAAGCAAAGCGCGTGCCTTTGCACGATAAATGAGAATTTTGGACGTTGCGATAATCTCATTTAGCGTGATGAATGTTGGGGGGCTATATAGTCTTGAATATAGGGGATGATTGGGTTGAGGTGGCCGGATGCTTGACGAATGCTTGACGGGTGCGGGCTGGCGGGCGTGGCGAAAGAAAATTTCGAAGCGGGGCGGCTATTCAACTTGGCCGCTTAAATTTCGGCGAATTTTGACTTTGGCCACTTAGTATTGAATTTTTAAAATGCCCCTTTGATGTCAGAATGGCGGACATACACAGGGGGTTGGAATCAAATCCTGCGTTATCGGTAATGGTGTGCAACTCGCCATTTGTTCACGGTTTTGCGAGCGTGATTTAACCGTATTATTTTTTAAGTTTCATGATATGGTCATACAAATCTTTCAAATTTCTCTCTCCGAGCATTTTGAGTGAATCTATTTTTTTCCCATATCTCTCTTCAGCAATTTCGTAAACTTCACTTTTGATAATGCCTAGCTGCTTCGATCGAGCCCAAATTCCCTTGTATATCTCGTTTTTCCAAATAGTGTTGTTCGTCCTGCGAAGTTTAGGAAGGCTTAAAGCATTTTTAGTGTTTAGCCATTTTATCGCATCATCTCCAGATTCAGCCGGAATGAGCAAGTATGATGTTACTTTAAATTTGTTTTTTAACTGCTTTTGAATTTTGGCGTATTCTTTGCTTTTGTCATTGCATTTTCCGGATGCAACCATATTGCTTACAATTTTTCCGATAATATCTTGTATTTTCTTAGCAGTTTCTTGTGATATGTGATCTGAGGTTGGTGTAATTTTATTATGTATTACATTTTTTTCATTATAGTTATTTACTATATCTCTTCCGGCAATAGTCACGTTTGCATTGCCTTTTGCGTCAATGATTAATGTTTTCTTTCTACTCGATTTGTCAATCACACGCGCGGCATCTGTTTTTTCTGTAGAATATTTCATCAAATCAATTATTTTATCACTTGGGTCGGCTTTATTCATCTAACACCCCAATGTTTAAGCAACTATTCGGATAAGTTCAACAATCTTCGCCGCGTTCCCGCTCTCCTCTATCAAGTCATAAGCTGCTAATATCAAAGATGCTTTTTTGTCGGGAGGAAGTTCCCTGTTTGTGACCTTTAGACCCTCCTCCACTGCCTGGATGGCCATCGTTATACGGTCCCGGTCAATGTTTACGGACTGCTGGGGAACTACGTCCCGTACTTCGGCTTGTTGATCCCGTCCTTCGACCTGGTGCCCCACCATATATGGGTTCGGCAGCTTCGCGGGTCTGAACATCGCCCCGCCCTCTGGCTTCATCCGGCCCTTGCCGAACCAGATCCAATCAATTGAGATATCGAATTTTTCAGCTAATTGTATGGCCCACGCCGGAGGGATGCTCTGGCGTTCCTTAGCCCCAGAAACTGACGACTGGTTGAGCCCCATCGCTTTTGCAAATGCCGTGTCGCTCTTGGCACCGACAACCAGCTTCATCCTATCTAAAATAGCATCAAACGTGGTTGCGCAACTTTCCCGGTTTTGAGCAACCACTTGAGCAACCACCTCTCGCTCTTTCGCATCGCTCATAACCACCTCATATTGTTTTTTATCTGCCATATTTTTCACTAAAAACAATTTATTCTCACGAGCAACCACGATAAACCATTGACTATCACAATCATACATGGTTATTGGCTGACCCATGGAGTTCATAAAAAAACCATCGCCGATAACATCTACCAGCCAGAGGGTGGACCCGCAATGACAAAAAAAAGCGGCTCATCGGACACAGCCCGAGGGCAATTGCTTTTGCCGCTATGTAATGGAGGCACAAATTCCATTCGGGCCGGTAATTTAAGTAGGAAGGAGGCCGTCCGTGAAGCTCTGACACACGCACTAGCGGCCTGCCCCATGAGTCGCGAAAAAGTAGCTGAGGAGATGTCGCGTCTGTCAGGGGAGGCCATCAGCCGTAACCACCTCGATAATTGGTGCTCGACAGGAAAACGTGAATGGCGGTTCCCGCTTGAGCTCGTGACGGCATTTTGCAGAATCACCGGCGATTTTGGCTTGGTGGTGGCTATCCTTGAAGGGACTGGGTTCGGCCTTGCCGACGATCGAACACTGAAGGCTGCTCAGTATGGGCGGATGTTGGCGGAAGAAAAAAAGCGAACGGCAATGAAACGCAAGTTATTGGAGGCCTTGGAGTGAAAAAGAAAAATACAAGCACGTCAGAGCTGCTACGCGATCACAAATCGGCCGCTCATAACGTGTCGAATTTGACACAAAAAGCCCTGTCAAAATTCAGTTTTCCAAAGATTGTTATTGCCGACAACGGCAAGGGCTTTGCCGTTAATGGTCAACGTGAATTTTTAGGAGGAAGCCATGACCAATAAGAGCGCACGCGACATCAAGGCATGGCTTGTGACCAACGGATTTCGCCAAATAGGCATTGCCCAGGACATTGGGGTGTCGCCAGCAATGATACACCGCTTCATTACCGGAAAAAGCTCTAGTTCGCGAATTCTTGAACATTTTTTGAGCCTCGGCTGCCCGAAAGAGTATTTCGCCAAGCGGTCATTGTTCACGTCGCGGAAGGTCGCATGACATCTGGTGCTGATTCTATGCCCAAAGAAAACCGGACTGCGCTCTCTGCTGAAGAAATTGGAAAGCTTTTGGGAAAGTCACGCCAGTCCGTAGACAAGAAGGCAAAGAAGTATGCTTGGCCCGTAGTATGGGATGGGGGGGCGAAGTTGTTTCCACTTTCGGGCCTTCCCGAGGCCGTCCGCCTTAAAATCGCCTCCAAGTTGTGTTCCCACCCTCCGTCCCCCATCACTCCAGATCAACAGGCTGGACTTGCTGCCGTCATGACGCTTTCAGGCAAGAGGCTGTCCCGCGCCGAAGCACGGGCCTGCGTGGTGAACCGGTACCGGTCCTTCTTTGCCCGTGCTGGCATGGCCGACACACCGTGTAGGGAGGCCTTCGCGGCCAGATGGGCGGCAGGTGAGATCGACGTGGATCCGGACGTGTGGGCGGCCCTACCCAAATTTAGCTCTAATTCACTGAAGAATTGGGTAGACGCCGTGAAGAACAAGGGCGTTAGCGCCCTGGGCGGAGTCTATGGGAAGCACCGAAAGGGGACGGGGATCATCGATTCCAACCCCGAGATGCGCGAGGCGGTGCTGGGTATGATCTATGAGTATCCGCACGCCTCCGTGCAGCTCATCCGAGAGTGGCTGGAGTCCATTTTCACGAGGCGCGGGGAGCATATCCCGTCGATGCGCCGTTTGCGGGCCTGGGTGTCGGCATGGAAGGCCGAAAACAGTCATGGTTGGGAGTTCATCAAAGCCCCCGACACATACCGCGGGCGTTTCATGCCCTCGGTGGGTAGCGCCTACGAACTGGTCACGCGTCAGAATCAACGATGGGAGTACGACGGAACTCCGGCCGACCTGCTACTGAACGACGGCAAGCGCTACACCATCGTGGGCGTGATCAATATCTACGACCGCAGGGCCAAGCTCGACGTCGTGGAACGCTCAACGGCCACAGCCGTGGCGAACCTGACGCGGCGCGCCTTGCTCGACTGGGGCGTGCCCGAGATGGCCGTGACTGACAACGGCAAGGATTTCGTAGCCCTCTACTTGCAACAGGTCTTCGCGTCCCTAAGTATCAATCACGAAATCCTGCCCCCGTTTCGCCCGGATCTGAAACCGGGTATCGAGCGTTTTTTCCGCACCTTTTCCCACCACTTGCTGACGCTCCTGCCCGGCTATGTCGGCCACAACGTCGCCGCGCGGCAGGCACTCCGCGAGCGCGAGACATTCGCTAAGCGTCTGATGGACAGAAAGAACCCCCGCGAAATCCCCATGGCTGTTGATCCTGAGAGTCTTCAGCGCTTCTGTGACCAGTGGTGCGACGATGTGTACGCGCACAAGGAGCACAGCGGTCTGAATGGTAGAACCCCTTTCGAAGTGGCCTGTGACTGGATCACGCCAGTGAATCGCATCGACGACATCAGCGCCCTGGACCTTCTTCTGACCCCACTGCCCACCCAGCAGGGTTGGCGGACCGTGAGCAAGAAGGGTGTCAAGACCCCGGACGGCCAGTACGCTGCACCTGAACTGGGCGGAATGGTTGGATCCAGGGTGCAGGTACGCGTGGACCCGAGTGACACATCCTCCGCCTACATCTTTAATGAAGCCGGAAAGTTTGTGTGCCGGGCCGCCGAAGTCTCGGGCATGTCCGCCCATGAGCGCCGCGATTTGGCCGTAGCGACCCGTCGCGCAGGCCAGGCCCAGGCAAAGGCCGTTGAGCGGGAGTTGCGCGGCATGGCCAAGCGCACCGGTGCTGCCCAGGCCGCCGGAGAGATCATGGCTTTTCATTCCGAGCGAGCCGAACACATCCGTCAGACTTCCGGGGCCGTTAGCCAGCGCTCTATTGTTCATACCACGCCTGAACTTGAGGCCGCCGCCGAAGCCGTCAACGCCCATATCCCAGCCGTTGCCGTGACTGAACAGTCCCAGGAGATCATTCCTGGCTTCACGCCCCCGGCGACTGCCCAAGAGCGTTACAAGCTGCTTGTGTCGCTTCAGGCCCGCGAGGACCTGAGCGAAGCGGAGGCCCGTTGGGTTCAATCGTACGGGCGCTGTAATGAGGCCGCCGGGTTCCGGGATATGTACGAGATGTTTGCCGTAACTGGATAAAATTTCAGAATTTTTGAGCGGGCCGTGAGGCCCTTAACCATAACATTTAAGGAGAACCCGTTATGTCTGCAATCGCCTGTCCTGGTCCAGGAATCGCGCCGCTGGGGAACGTGGGTATGTGTCTTTCAAGTCTGAAGCGGGCCATCACCCGCCCGACACACCTGCCCGGGATCGTCGTTTTCTACGGTCCGTCTGGCTACGGCAAGTCTACGGCCGCGACCGTCGCAACGATCCGCCACGACGCCGTCTATGTGCAGGCCCGTAGCAGCTGGACCCGCAAGGCAGCCCACCAAGCCATTTTGAAGGGCTTGGGAGTGGTCCCGGCCAAGACTGTGGCCGAGATGTCCGACCAGATCGCGGAAGAACTATCCCTGTCCAAGCGACCGCTCATCGTGGATGAAGTGGACTACCTGGTGGAACGCGGCACCGTCGAAATCCTCCGTGACATCTACGAAGCCAGCCAGACCCCGGTAATGTTGATAGGCGAAGAGGGATTGCCTGGGAAGCTGAAGAGGTGGGAGCGTTTCCACGGCCGTGTCCTGGATTGGGCACCTGCCCAGCCCGCAAGCCTCGAAGATTGTAAGTCTCTGGCCGAACTGCACGCTGTCAAGGTGCGAATCGCAGACGACCTGCTAGCCAAAATCCACGACGTTGCCGGGGGGTCTGTGCGCCGGATTTGCGTCAACATCGCCAGGATTGAGGAGCAGGCCCAGGTGGATGGCCGTGACGTGATGGATCTGAGGGGGTGGGGTGCCCGCGAGCTCTACACGGGAGAGGCCCCAAGCCGCCGGAGGATCGCATGAGCCAGGCACCCGCAAGGCATTGCGCCCCGGCGGGAGTGCTGACCGACCGGGAGCGGTTGTGGGCAGCAATGCGGACCCTGGCCGTGTTTACCATCGCTGACCTCTGCCTGCGCGTAAACACCGGGCGAAGCCGTGATGAAGCCATTTCGCGTGGCAAGGCCCGGGACTACCTGTGCGGCCTAGTCCGCGCGGGCATTGTGGCGAAGAGCGAATCGAAGCCCTTCATACACGCCACGTTCGAACTGATGCGCGACATGGGCGTGAGAGCGCCGCGCGTGCGCAAGAATGGCGTCATTCTTCCCGACTCAGGGCGCACCAGAATGTGGAAGGCCATGCAGATACTTGGGGAATTCTCCCCCAGGGAACTCATGCACTCAGCCAGTCTTCCCGGTGCCGAAATCGCCTACAACGAGGCCAAGGGCTACTGTTCCTGGCTCTCTAGGGGTGGATACCTGGTCCAGACGAAAGAGCGCTTCCGATTCGTCCGCGCTCGCAACACCGGGGCCAAGGCACCTCAGATCCTGAGGGTGAAGCAACTCCTAGACCCGAACACGGGCAAGGTCGTTTACTCCTCTGATCCAGAAGGCAGGGATGACCTGTGAAGGGGACCAGCGCAAAAACCTTGGCTTTTTCGGGATGGGGCGAAGTGCTGCCGGAGTGGGTGGAGACGCTTGCCGAGGCCTGCGACAGATCCAGTATGCGCACAGTGGCCGCCTCTCTTGGCGTTTCTCCGGCCCTTGTCTCTTTGGCGGTACGCAATGCTCACCACGCCCGCCTGGACTTCATTCAGAGGCGTGTTGAGGCAGTGCTGAGCGGCGTCGAATGTCCAGTCCTGGGCCACATAAGCGCCGAACGCTGCCACCACAATCAGAACCAACCTTTTTTATCAATCAACCCGCTGGTGGTCAGGCTGTATCGGGCCTGTCACGGTGAATGCCCTTACGGAGGAAGCAAAAATGGTCAGTGACAAAATCAGAACGAATTCTGCGGCGCTGAACGTGCTCATGGGCCAGGTGTCCCAGGAGCAGGAGGACCTGCTTCGCATCGTCTGTGCCAACCTGGTTGCGGCAGCGGATGAAGCGGAAGAGCTGGAGCGGAACCTCGTGGTTCCGATGCCTGTGGGGCCAGCAACAACGGAAGCGGCCACCACGATTGAAGAGGGCGAGTTCAGGGAGGCGATGTAGCGATGCTGATCCATCACGCGGGATACGGGCCCGGTCACGACTTCATGGTGGTTTACGCCGTCGAGACAACCCGGACCGCCGTACTGTGCACATATGAACGCTGGGACGATCTGGAAGGAGTCATTGCCAAGCAGGTTGTGTTCATTTTTGAAGATGACCCACAAGACGTAAATCTTGCCGATTATTTTCAGGAGCTCACGGATTACGATGTTTGGGACCTCTTCGGGGTGCCGATGTCAATTCGCTTTGTCCGGGTAGATGAAGACTTGGAGGTAGACGCAGTGCTGGATTATCGCCCTAGCCATTTGCCAGCCCTGAAGGTGGCAGTTTGACCCGTTGGTCCCGAGTGACGGCGAGAATTCTTGCCGTCACGATCGGGCCAGCAGGTGACATCTCCATCGAATGTGCAGCCCGCTGGTTTATGCGCTCCGGAAGCATCTAAATAAGACGCTCTGTAAACGGCCCATAAACGGGCTAGAAGCGATCGGAGAGAAAAAGCCGGGTCAATGATCGGACCGCGATCAAAAGCGCCTTAGAATTGAAATTTGGACGTCGCAAGCGTTGCGGTCAGAGTGCGGTAAGAAAATGAGCGCAAAATTTGAAATCTTGTTTAAGTAATAAACTATATTGAAACTTTATTATTGAAATTGAATCGCGAGGTACAGTCATGAATAAGAAAAATCAATTCAAAGTTATCGATTTGACTGTTTATCTTGCAGGTAGCAAGCAGGTAGAGAAGAAAACAACTGACAAAAATAAGGATAATTTTGTCAATAAAAAAATAAGTCTACAGAGAAGACAATTGATTGCAAAAGTTAAAATTGCTCAAAAACAGCTTGGAATAGACGATGCGGACTATCGCGTGCTGCTTGATGTGAATTTTGGCGTTTCTTCATGCACAGAGCTTGATGACCAGGGGCTTGTCCGGCTCGTTTCCTTTCTGCGCTCCAAAGGTTGGGCCGATCGATCCGTCCAAGTTCTGGACCGCCATGGCCGCCCAATGACCCTTACGTGCGGAAGGGACCATCCGACAGTGCCCATTATGAGAAAGATAGAGGCGCTCTTGAGCGAACTCGGGAGGGCCAAGGGGCGGTATGTTCCATGGGACTATGCCGCGTCG